GATTAGCTAATGCACTTGGCGTTCGCAGGCAGACGCTGTATAAGTGGTGTATGGGCGAGTGTAGAGCTGCGACGCATAAGGACTTGTTAGAAAAAGCATATAAGACTTTGGAGACTTTAATGGAGAGCTGGATGGCTGATGGTAAGGTAAATCCTGTTGTGGGGATTTTTCTCAGCAAGAACCATTTCGGATATAAGGACCAGCAGGATTTAGCTATCGCGCCGAGCAGTCCTTTAGGTGATGTGAAAGACCCTGAAGAGGTGCGGCAGCGCTACATGGATTCTATTGTTTACGATGAGCCGGAAGCGATAACTGATGGTAAAGAGAAGGAGGAGAATTAAAAAAGTTTAGGCGCAGAAAGGGCTTTTTTGAACGGCGGCAGTAGGGACCCTTTAAAAAAGTACCAAAAATGACAAGAATTTACCAAAAATGACAAGATATTACCAATTTTAGCAAAATATCACCAAAAAACGCCCGCCGATGTCCGGCGGGTTTTTAATCATATCGCTGTGAGGCGTTGTGAGCCGTTTTACGGCGTTTTAGTCGCCGGTAAGGGAAACACCTTACTTAATACTTAAATTGCGTTAAAGCGGCTCTGGCGGCGTCTGGCGGCACTGTAAACGGCGACACTCTATCTCTGGGCGTAAAAATACCGCCGGAATTACCGGCGGGTACTCTTTAAGTGTTCTTACATTCCCTCGATTTCAGCGTCATAATCGTATGGAAAGTTGCGAAGAAATTTGTTGATTATGCTGTCGATATTAGCTTCTTTAACAGCTATATCCATGCAATATTCATCGATCGCGCTGTCAATGTAATCGGCTTCGTCCGAAATCCATTGTACGACGTCGGATTCTTCAACTTCTCCGTATGATTCAATTTCTTCGGCGCGCCATTCGTCGTATTTCGCTTTATCGTCCGGCGTCGCGTATTTGGCGATTGCCTCTTCCCACTCTTTTAATTTCCAGCCGTTCATTACGCGCTCGCGGTAGTGGTTGCCGTTGTCGTATGGATTCTTTTTAAACTCAACGACGATTTCCTCATTCGGTTTAAAGTAAATCGTATGCCAGTGGTTTTCAATTGTTCTTGCTCTTGCAGAACCGGTGGCGGCGTCAAATGTCACCATATGCTTTTTTTGCGGCGCGGTGAGGGAAAGTTCAACGCCCTCACGTATAGCAGCTTCAAGCGCTGCGCGGTTAGCTTCGACGAGTTCTTCAAGGTATTTGTGAATGATTTTCATGGAGTTTTTTCCTTTCTCATTATGTTTTTTTAAGCGGTCTATCAGCGTCCGCGGCTGTTGGCGCGACCAGTGCTGTATAATTAACTGTGCGGCTTCCGGCGCCGTGTACGGCACTTGTATTAGCTGCGGCTGCATTGTCTCCGGCGTTAGGTAATAGCCGTAGCCGTAGCGCGGCAGCGTCTCCGCGCCCCGGGCATTGATTATATTGCGGCTGTCTTGCGCCGTCGGACAGCGCAGCGCTACGCGGCTGTCAAGGTTGACCTTAATTTGTCCGGTGATGATGTCGCGCGTCGGGCGCTGCGTGGCAATTATCAGATGCACGCCGGCCGCGCGCCCTAATTGCGCCAGCCGAAGCAGCGGCGGGAGTGTCTGGTGTTTTGCGGTTGTCATTAAATCCGCAAACTCGTCGACTATTATATAGATGTCGGCGCCGTCCCATTTTTTGGCGCGGTTGCGCTGCATCTGAGTGTAGCGCTGCTCCATGATTTCTTCTGCGCACAAAAGCGCAGAAAGGATTTCCGGCGGCTCCGAGGCATACATCAGCGTATGCGGTAGCGGTTTGTAATCCACCAACTCCACGCGCTTAGGGTCTATCAGTATGAATTTTACGCGATTTGGCGCCTGGTGCAGCGCGGTGTGTATTATACTATTAATCAGTACGCTCTTCCCGCTGCCGGTGCTGCCGGCGATTAATAGGTGAGGTTGCCGCAGCATATCTATACAGATTGCCGGCACGGTGCCGGCTGGTGTGATCCATTCTTTCAAGGGCTTTCACCTCCTACAAGTAAGGCCGCCCGACCTGCGCCGGGCGGCTTCGTGTGTGCTTTGGTTGGCTATGCGGTGCGCCCTACATCATCTTCCATGCGCTACTGCGTCGGAGTGTGCTATACAGCGGAGCGCCCTTGACCCAACCTCCGGTTCGGTTGCGCTTGTAGGGGTAGACTGTCTTTGCGTTCCATCCCTTCGTGGTGCCCCGCAGGACGCGCCCGCCCTCGATGTATAGATCATAGATGCCATACTTGTGCCAGCCGTCAGCGATAATTTTTTTCATGTCTTTCTCCCTTCATTCTTCCCGCGCTTGGCGGGTGTCGGTGGCCTTATTTGTTGGCCTGTGCTGCGTAGGCCGCATTGATGGCGATAGTGCGCACGGTGTAATACTGGCGGTCGCTGATTGTGTCGTATGCGTCCTCGATTGCCTTGCATACTGCGTCGGCCTGCTCGTAGGTGGTGGCCGCTCTGGCGGCTTGTATGGCGTCTTGGTATGTCATGATGGTATCTCCCTTGCCCATGACGCTTTCCGGTCTCTTTGTCATGTCTCTTTCTCCCTTCATTCTTCCCGCGCTTGGCGGGTGGTGTGGTGGTTTTTTTGTTTACGGTTATATTATATCACGATTTACCGTATTTGTCAATAGGAAAATCAAGATTTATCGTAATTCCGCCCTTTTTTATCGTAAACATTTTGTAACTCGGCTGTGACATTATCGGGGACGGTGGGGGATGTGGGACCGGCGCGGGCGGGCGGGGGAGGCTCCCAACCACTTTCAAAAATAAAAAGGATTAATTTACGAAAACCCCTTGACAAGTAGTCGTAATTATGATATACTGCTATTATAAATAAGCAAGGAGGTACTAACAATGAAAAACGTAATAGCTTATATTCGGGTAAGCACCGACGGGCAAGTCGGGGATGAAAAGTTTGGTTTGGATGTTCAGCGAGAACAGATTTCTAAATATTGCGAAGAGCGTGACATGAACATCCTCAAATGGTTTTCTGATGAAGGTGAGAGCGGGGCTAATTACCGTCCTGGTTTTGATGAGATTGTTTATGGCGAAATCACGAACCCTCCGTATGAGGCGGTTATTGTCGCTCGTTCAGACCGTGTGGCGAGAGACATTAACGTTTATTATGGATATAAAAGCATGCTGCTCAGGAAAGACATTAAGCTGATCAGCGTAAATGAGGATTTCGGTTCTGCCGGGGTGCTTGCAGACATTCTTGAGGCATTCACCGTGGCTTATGCTAAATTGGAACGGGACAGCATCAATAAGAGAACGAGCGCGGGCAGGGCTGTTAAATCGGCTCGCGGCGGATACAGCGGCGGCAGACCGCCTTTCGGTTACAGAGCGGAGAGCGGGCATTTGGTGGTTGAGCCGAAAGAGGCGGATATCGTTAAAACAATTTTCCGCATGAAAGACGGTGAGGGTGCCACCTATAAGAGGGTTGTCGACCATCTTAATTCGCGCGGGCTTACTAACCGAAGCGGGACAAAGTTTTCCATCAGCACGGTTCAGACGATTTATGAAAACCGGAAAGTATATCAGGGATATTACCGTTACGGCAAACAGGCGGAGTGGGTTGAGGGTGCGCACGAAGCGCTGATAGAGAGGTAAAAAGTGAAAAATCTCATTTCTAAAATTTTTTCTGAAATAAAAAAAGACCCCTCGAACTATCGGGCATATGAGGATATATTTTCTCTTTGCCGGACGGTTGAGGGAGATGATTTTGATTTAGCGCATAAGGCCAACGCAGAGTTGAGAACATATATTACTCGCGGCATGCAGACCTCCGCCTATGACAGGGTGTTTAATGTGTATAAGCGGAGCCTGCTCTTTGACGCGCCGTATGATTTTGACAGCTATTTGCTGTACTTGGAGATTAACCGTAAACCGGAGAAGCGATTTTATCAGCCTCGGCGGCGGGTGCTGAAGCGGGTCGTCGACCAGATACAGCTGCTTGTTGATGACAAATTAGATGAGTTGTTTATCTCAATGCCGCCGAGAACAGGGAAAACAACAACGCTGATGTTGTTCGCGACGTGGATGATAGGGCGGAACAGCGACGGTTCTAATTTGTATTCTTCGTATTCCGACACGGTCACAAGCGCGTTTTACAGCGGCGTGCTGGAAGTTATAACCGATCCGGTGACATATTTGTGGAAAGATGTGTTTCCGGAAGCGAAGATAGTACAGACTAACGCGGCTAACAATTTTCTGAACATCGACCGGCAGAAGCGCTTTCCCTCTCTCACCTGCCGCTCGCTGTACGGCACGCTTAACGGCGCTTGCGACTGTGACAGCATATTAATCGCCGACGACCTTATCAGCGGGATTGAAGAGGCGCTGAATAAAGACCGGCTAAAATCGGCATGGGATAAAGTTGACAATAACTTACTTCCTCGCGCTAAAGAGACGGCTAAGATTCTTTGGTGTGGGACAAGGTGGTCGATGGTCGACCCGTCCGGGATGCGCGCTGATTTGCTGGAGAATGACAAGCAGTTTGAAAATCGCCGGTTTGCGACGATTAATCTTCCGGCGCTTGATGAGGATGATGAAAGCGTATTTGATTATGATTACGGCGTCGGGTTCAGCACAGAGTTTTACCGGCAGCGGAGAGCGTCGTTTGAGAGGAATAATGACATGGCGTCGTGGCTGGCGCAGTATATGGGTGAGCCGATTGAGCGAGAGGGCGCGCTGTTCACTCCGGATGATTTCCGGTATTATAACGGAGAGCTGCCGACGGACAGAGAGCCGGACAGAATAATTATGGCGGTGGACCCTGCGTTCGGCGGCGGGGATTTCGTGTCAGGTCCCGTCGGGTATCAGTATGGTAATGACGTCTACATGCACGACGTTGTGTATGACGACCGCGACAAGCGGGTAACCGTGCCGCTGATTGTCAACGCTGTGATTCTTAACGGCGTTCAGGCAATGCAGGTTGAGGCGAATAAATCAACGGAGGCTTATAAAGAGGAGATTGAAGAAGAGCTGAAGAAACGAGGACACCGGTTGAATATTACGACGAAATCAGCGCCGACCAACACGGCGAAATTTCAGAGGATATTTGACAAAGCGCCGGAAATCAGGGAAAATGTCATCTTTCGTGAGCCGGGGAGACGAAGCAAGGAGTATTCACT